AGCAGATGTTGTATATCCAGGTGCTACTAAGACAGACGGTACTACTAAGAAAGTATTATACAACCAAAGCAAATGTTTACGTGATACAAGATTAATTATGGAAGCAGTTATGTTTGACGTTGCTACAAACAGTAACGAGCAAACAATGAGAGCTGCACTTTCATACTTGAGATCAACAGCAAAAGATGTTTATGACTTAGATCAGAAAGCAACTACAAGAACTGCTTTTGAATATGTAAGAACACAAGCTATTGCAAATGTAGGCGGAGACGCTACAGCAATTGCACGTATCAACACATTAATGAAACACTTAGACGATGTTGTGTACAGTGGTTCAAATGAAGGATCACCTTGTATTACTGAAGTAAGAAATGCACATCATGCTATGTTACAGATTGAAAGAAACAGAAACTTTATTGTTGCTGAATCTACTGCATGGGTACAAGACACATACAAAGATACTGCAACTGCAACAGCAGCATCAGATGACGCTGTAACAATTAGTGATACTAGTTGGTTAAGAATTGGTACTGCAATTAAAGTTAGCGGAACAATATTAAGTGCTCCAGCAACAGCAGGCGGAAATGGTTTTGAAACAGGTGTAACTTACTATGTAAACAAAATTATTTCAGGCACTAAATTTACAGTTGCAAAAACTAGAAACAATTCGACACCAATGTCAATTGATGATGACACAGGATCAATGACTGTTATGCTTGATTACAGCAGTGAGAAATGTGAAAGAGATATGAATAGAATACTTGACGCACTCAAGTATGATATACAATATCACGGTAACTACAAATCATTACAGGCTGCAAGATACTACGGTAACGCAGTACATGGTGTAAGAGATGGCGAAGACTTCTACTACGTAAGAAATGGTACAGGTGTTAGAAACCAAACTCTTGCAAACATGGCAGGTGACTTACTTGCTCCAAATGCATTAGGAACTTCAAGAGTTTCAGGTGGTGCTTATGTATCACTTGATCCAGGATATGGACCAGATGATTTCTCAACATGGATTATTGAACGTTCACCATATGTACAAAACGTAACAACACTCGGTGCTGGTGCAATTGGTCAGAAGATTGATGGCGCACTACACAACGGCGGTAACGATTCGATTGTTAGTAACGACTTTACACAGGTTATATCAGACGGTATTGGTGCTTGGGTAACAAACAATGGTAGAGCAGAGCTTGTATCAGTGTTTACATATTACTCACACATAGGTTACTTGTCAGAAAACGGTGGTAGAATTAGAGGTACAAACGGTAACAACTCATACGGTGACTTTGGTTCAGTAGCAGAAGGATTTGACGGCACAGAAACACCAAACACTGCGATTGTTGATAACAAATTCCAATTTGAAGCAACAGTTGGAAGTGTACAAACTGATAACGCACAACAAGTTTACGCATTTGAATTTGATAATGCTGGTAACGAATACACTAATGCAAGTTGGTTAATTTCAGGTGCTGGTACAGGTGCAACAGCAGAGCCAGATGAATTTAGAGATGGCGGTGTACACCAAATTTTCCTACAAGATAACGTAGACGATAGTACTAATGCTCCAGAAGCAGATGGTAACTTCGGTGGATTTGGTTACATTACTAACTCAAACACTGCACAGGCAGGTTCTTCAACAAGCATTACACTTGCTGCAACAGACGCAGAGATTAGTTCAGCATACATTGGTATGAGAGTTAATGTTACAGGTGGTGCTGGTGTTGGACAGTACGGTATTATTGCTTCATATAACAGTGGTACTAAGATTGCAGGAGTTACTAAAGAGTCAACAGGTGCAGCAGGTTGGGATCACATTGTAGCTGGTACAACAATTGTTGCTCCAGATGCTTCATCAACATACACAGTTGAACCAAGAGCGGCATTTAGTGCTCCAACTGATAGTTCAGAAGGTGTAACACTTCCTACAAGTGGTGCATGGCAAGATGTATTGTTTGGCGGACGCTCAGGAGTTTACTTACCAAGTGCAACATATAATAACAGTGGCGGTTCAGGTGCTAGTTTCCAAGTTATTAAAAACGGCGGAAAATACATTACAACAATTGTAAGTGGCGGAACAAAATATACACGTTACGATACATTTACTATTGCTGGTAACAATGTAGGCGGCGCAGCATCCACAAACGATATTACAGTAACAGTTGTGGCAGTAAATGCTAACGGTGTAATTTTAGAAATTGAATCAACAGGAAACGCTCAAGAAGGTGTATGGGTAGCTGTTAAATCAAGTGCAGCAGCAGGTGCTTACAGTACTGATGGTAAAACTTGGACAGCAAACGTTATGCCAAATGCTAACTGGACATCAATTGCACATGCAATGATCGACGATGGCTCAACTGTAGCAAAACAAAGTAGATTTGTTGCAGTAGCAACAGGTAGTGCAACAGCAGCGTACTCCGATGATGGTGTTACATGGGCAACTGCTACTATGCCATCAAGTGGAACATGGACTGATGTTACATATGGCGAAGGCAAGTTTGTTGCAGTACAAGCAGGATCAACTACAGTTGCTATTTCACTAGATGGTATTGCGTGGGATCTTACAGGAACACTTAACAATAGTGGACACACAAGAGTTGTATATGGTAAAGGATTGTTTGTAGCAATTACACCAAGTTCAAATACTGTTGAATATTCAACAGACGCTGTAACTTGGACAGCATCAACACTTCCAGCAACTAGTGCGTGGACAGATGTTTCATGGGGTAACGGACACTTTGTTGCAGTAGCAAGTGATACAAACACAGGTGCTATGTCATTAGATGGCGCAACATGGGTAGCGATGCCAATGGGTGCTCCAGACTCAACAGCAGTTTCAGGATTGCAAAGAGTTGAATACGGACAAGGGCAGTTTGTTGCTACAGCATATATTGATGGACTAGACGGCTTTAACGATGTTGCTACATCGCAAGACGGATTTAACTGGACATGGAAATCACTAGAAGGTATAACTGGAGACCAAGTAGGTGAAGGTTACCAAGCATGTGGATTTGGTGTATCAGGTAGAAAAGGTTACTGGGTAACAATACCAGTTGTATCAGGAGCAATTGCTTCAAGATCAAGACTAGGTGTTACTGCTAGAGCAAGAACATTTGTTGCACAGAACAAGATCTTTTCAATTAGAATATTAGAGCCTGGATCAGGATACGATAGTGTTCCAACACTAACAATTACTGACCCAAGTGAAATTTACGCTGTACCATTTGTAGTTAGAATTGGTAATGGTGTGTTAGCTAACCCAACATTTATTAGCAGAGGAACTGGATATGTTTCAGCTTCCGCTGACTTAACAGGTGGTGATGGATTTGCTGACTTCTTCCAAAGCGGTACGTTCATTGCTGTTAGACAACTTACAGATATTCCGGTAACAGGATCAAATGTTGTGTTTGGACATTTACCAAATGAAACATTTAAACTTGTTAACATTGTAACACAACTTGGTACAAACCCAGGTGCGTACACATGTTTCTTACAAATATCACCGGACATGAAAGTTATTAATGTTCCTGCACACGGTACTAGTGTAACAACTAGAATTAAGTACTCGCAGGTACGTTTAACAGGACACGACTTCCTAGATATTGGTACAGGTAACTTTACTGAAACCAACTATCCAGGACTTCCAACACAAGATCCAATACAAGCTAACGAAACTAGGGAACGTGCTGGTGGTAGAGTATTCTACACAGCAACTGACCAAGATGGTAACTTTAGAGTTGGTGGATTGTTTAGTGTTGAACAGTCAACTGGTGTTGCAACATTGAATGCTGATGCATTTAACATTGCAGGACTACAAGAACTTACACTTGGTGAAGTTACGCTAGGTGGAGGATCTGCTTCAATTGAAGAATTTAGTACAGACCCATTCTTCACAGCAGATAGTGATAGTGTTGTACCAACACAAAGAGCTATTAAGGCTTACATCAGTTCACAAATTGGTGGCGGTGGTGCATCACTTAACGTAAATAGTGTTACAGCAGGTGCAATTTATATTGCTGGAACACAAATAACTACTACTACACTAGCAGCAATTCAAGTTAATGCTAACATGAATTTCAAAGGTGGAGTTAGAGGACTACCAATTGCTTGGTCGTACTTCTTAAACTAGAAATATATAAACGGAGAAAAAGAAAATGGCAACAGGAATTTTAGGGACAGCAGACCTTGCAGCGGCTACTGATACTACCCTATACACAGTACCTGCAGATCACTTTAGCGTAGTAACGGTAAATATCTGTAATAGGTCTTCAAGTGCTGCAACAGTAAGAATAGCAGTTAGTTCATCTGGAACACCAAATGACGCAGATTATATTGAATATGATTCTCAAATTTCTGCAAACGGTGTATTAGAAAGAACAGGTATAGTGCTTGACGCATCTAAGGTCGTTGTTGTAAGATCAAACGCAATTAACGTATCAGCTGTGTGCTTAGGTATTGAAACTTCAACAGCATAAGGAGAGATAAACATGGGAAGAATAGTAGGACAAGGACTTAACGATCAGCCAGTTATTGCATCTGGCACTACTGCTCAACGCCCTCCTAGTGCTAACTCTGGTGCTTTATATTATAATACTTCTAAAAATATTTTAGAAATTTATAATGGGAACGCTTCACAATGGCATGTAGTAGGAGAATTACCAAGAGTAGTAATTACTGGTGCGACAGCGGCTATGTCAAATGCATTCTATATTGTTAACAGTGCAGGCGGACCAATTACGGTAACATTACCGGGTTCTCCAGTAGAAGGTGATACAATTAAATTTCAGGATTATTCAGGAACGTTCGCTAGTAACAATTTAACAGTTGCAGCTAACGGTAAAAAAATTATGCGTACAAGCGACAATATGACTGTAAGTACCAATGGTGCATCATTTACACTAGAGTATACTGACGAAGCAAGTGGTTGGTTAGTAGCATCAATTTAACAGGAGCATAGAAGAAAATGGCATTTGATTATCAAAGTTTGAAAAAAGTTACAGGGGCTGCAATTGTGGACGGTAGTCTAGCTCAGGCAGACTTAGCGAATACAACTGTAACAGGAACAAACATTGCTACCGGAGCCGTTGGGTCTGACGAAATGGCAACAGGTGCTGTTGATCTTGGAAGTGCTAAAGCAACAGGTGCATTATCAATTGCACAAGGTGGTCTAGGTATTAACAGTGGTAGCGGAGCATATAGAGCTGTAAGAAGCACAGGCTCAGCACTAACTACTGATCAACATGGTATTGCAAGTATGAATGTTTATACAGGTAATAGCACATGGAGTAGACCAAGTGGTGTACGATACATTAGAGTACAAGTACAAGGTGCTGGTGGTGGCGGAAGCGGCCACGGAGAAGGTGGTGCTGCTGGCGGATATGCAGAAAAATTTATTGATGTAACAGGAATTAGTTCAGTTTCAGTTAGCATTGGTGGCGGAGGTGGTGGTACATACTACTCCGGTGCTGCTGGTAATGGTAATGGTTCTAGTTTTGGTCCATATGTAAGTGCAAGTGGTGGACACGGAGCAAACAGACAAAACCAACACAGTGGTGGAGTTAGCGGAAATGGATCAGGTGGTAACTTGAATATCCATACAGGTGGCGGATTTAGTCACCACGCTTACAGTGCTCAGAGTACAGCAAACACATACTTTGGTGGAGGTGCTCCAGGTAATCACCCACAAGGTGGACACTTTGCACACAATCATCAAAATCATTGTACACAAGGTTCAGGCGGAGCAGGAGCTCACTTCCATGGACATAGGGGTTCAGATGGTAGACCTGGCATGATTATTGTGACTAACTACTATTAAGGAGTATGAGAGAGAATGGCATTTAATTATCAAACACTGAAAAATTTAACAAATACCTCCTTAGATGGTGCTACAGTTACTGGTGCAGATTTAGGCACAAATTCAGTTACAAATGCAAAATTAGCGAACGGTGCTATTACTAGTGATAAGATGGCAGCTGGTGCTGTTAACTTAGGCGGTAGTGTAGTTTCTGGTACAGCGGCATTTAATAAAGGTGGTACAGGACAAACTAGTGTTGGTGGAGCATACCAAGCACTAACAATGAATTCAAGTAATAACAACTTAACCTTTACACCAACAGGTATTAGAGGTATGAGTGTTTATACAAGTACAGGTACTTGGACCAAACCAAGTGGCGTACGATATATTTTAGTACAAGTACAAGCCGGAGGCGGCGGCGGTTCAGGACATGGTGAATCAGGAGCAGCAGGTGGATATTCAGAAAGAGTAATTGACGTAACAAGTATTAGCTCAGTGAGCTGTAATGTTGGCGGCGGAGGTGGTGGTACATACTACTCTAACGCAGGCGGTAATGGTAATAGTTCAAGTTTTGGTCCATACTTATCAGCTGGTGGCGGACACGGTGCTAATAGACATAATCAACATAATGGCGGATTACCTGGTGTTGGATCAGGTGGTAACCTAAACATCTATTGTGGTGCAGGCGGAAGTCACGAACAGCGTTCAGCAGGAATGGGTGGTGCTAGTTTCTTTGGTGGACCAGGTCCATCAGGACACCCACAAGGTGGACACTTTGCACATAACCACCAAGGACACAGTGCGCCAGGAACAGGTGGAACATCAGGATACTTTAGTGGACACAGAGGTGCTGACGGTAGACCGGGAATCATAATTGTAACGGAGTTCTATTAAAATGGCATTTAACTATCAAACACTAAAGCAGTACACAGGTGATGCATTTATTGATGCAACTCTAACAGGATCAAAGATAGCAGCAGGAGCAGTTGGAGCAGACGACATTGCATCAGGTGCTGTTGATTCAAACAAATTAGCAGACGGTGCAGTTAACTTAGGTTCAAATGTAGTTACAGGTACAGTTCCAGTAAGTAGAGGTGGTACAGGACTTACAGGTGTTGGAGGAAATAATACTATTCTTTCTGCAAACTCTTCAGGTAACGCATTAGAATATAGAAACGAAGGTTTCTCAGGTATTCAAGTTTTTACAGGTAACGGTACTTGGAACAGACCAAGTGGCGTAAGATACATTAGAGTTAAACTAGTTGGCGGAGGCGGTGGCGCAAGTGGTCACGGAGAGTCAGGCGGCGCTGGTGGATACTCAGAAAGAATAATGGATGTAACAGGAATCAGCTCAGTTGGTATTACAATTGGCGGTGGTGGCGGAGGTACTTATTACTCTGGTGCTGGTGGTAATGGTAACACAACTAGTTTTGGGCCTTATATGTCAGCAGGCGGCGGACATGGGGCTAACAGACAAAACCAACACTCAGGTGGTGTAAGTGGAAACGGTAATGGCGGAAACTTAAATATTCACCAAGGTGGAGGTGGTTGTCATCACCACTCGTTTGGTCCAGGTGGATCAACATATTTCGGTGGTGCAGCACCGTCAGGGCATCCACAGGGTGGACACTTTGCACACAATCATCAAGGACACAGTGCGCCGGGTACAGGTGGTACAGGCGGGTATTTCCATGGACATAGAGGTTCAGATGGAAGACCAGGTATTGTAGTCGTTGAGGAATATAAGTAATAAATAAAAGACAATAG